TGTAACTTCGGTTCCATGCCTTCCCTATTTTTATTATGAAGATATTACTGGTGATGATACTAGTATTTTTAATACTTGTTTAAGGAAGAAAGAGTTCAATAATTATTTTGACAAAACAAAATACTTAAAAGAAAGAGGGATCAAGCAAGTATTTGATAATTACAGTCCAGTACAACAAGCATTAATTGACACATACTGGCAATATAATGATACGGAAGATTTTTCTAAATTTCCATTAAAGATATTTTTTATTGACATTGAAGCAGTTGGAAAGGGAGCGTTTTCAACACCAGAAAACGCTGATGTTGAAATTAATGTAATCACTGTATACGATTCATTAAAAAAACGATTTAAGGTGTGGGGCAATCAACAATTTTCTACAACAGAAGAAGATGTAGATTATTATTTCTGTACTACTGAAGAGGATCTATTATCTAGGTTTATTTACTATATTAAAAATAATACTCCTGATATTTTGTCTGGCTGGAATAGTGACAGATATGATATTCCATACATAATAAATAGAATTGTAAAAATTCTTGGAGAAAAAGAAGCAGATTTATTATCACCATATGGAAGAAGATATGTCAGAGGATTCAATGGTAAATTTGGCAAAAAAGAAATTGTTCATCGTTTAGATGGAATTTCTTGTGTGGATTACATGGACATTTATAAAAAATTTTGTCCTGTTAATCGAGAAAGTTATAAATTAAATTACATTGGACAAGTTGAGTTAGAACAAAACAAACTTGATTATGGAGATCAAAGTTTATATGAATTTATGGTTAATGATTGGGAAACTTTTGTTAATTATAACATACAAGACGTTCGTCTTTTAGTTCGGCTAGAAGAGAAATTGAAATATGTAGAATTATTACGGATGTTATCTTATATTGGATGCACAACATTTGAATCAGCATTGGGCACAGTTAGCGTTGTAACGGGTGCTGCTGCCGTAGAGGCTAGAAAACGCAACCAGAGGCTTTCTACGTGGTTAGTGGATGATGATGACAGACAATTTGAAGGAGGACATGTTTCTGTTCCGTTAGCAGGGCATCATAGTTCTATTATTAGTTTCGATGCAAATTCATTGTATCCAAATACAATGATTACATTAAATGCATCACCAGAAACTAAAGTAGGAAGAATTATATCAGTTGATAAAGATAAAGTTTCTATTAGAAATATTGATGGGATTGTTTTGGATATGACAAAACAAGAATTTAAAAATTTTATTTTAAAAGAAAAAATTGCTATATCAAAAGCTAAAATTCTTTTTACTCAAAAGAAAAAAGGGATTATGTCTAATATGGTTGATATGTTTTATAAAAAACGTGTCAAAACCAGAGCAGAAGCTAAATCATTAAAGCAAACTAAAAGTAGAGCTAAGGATGTTAAGCTTAAAATCGAACAATTAGATACTAAACAACAAGCTATTAAGATTTTTATTAATAGCGTATATGGCGTATTTGGTAATGATTATTGTCCAGTAAAAGATAAAGATATTGCAGAATCAATTACATTAACTGGTCAAGCAGTAGCTAAACAAGCTAGAGAAATTTTCAAAAAGTTTGTAACAAAAGAAACTGGGATTACAGATGAAGTTGAATTAGAAAAAGGTTTAATTGCTGGTGATACAGATTCTGTTTACTTGTCATTGTTTCAATTAGTTGAAAACTTCACAAAAGATGGAAAAATAACTGAAGAAACATTTGAGGTTGCTAATAGATTAGAAAAATTCCTTAATGAAGAGATTAAATCATGGGCAATAAAAACTTTAAATACATCTGATTGTAGATTTGAATTTAAAAGAGAAACCTTGTGTGATTATGGAATTTTCTTGGAAAAGAAAAGGTATGTATTGCACATGCTTGATAAAGAAGGATTTGCTCCTGAAGACCCTTGGAAATATACCGGGGTTGAAGTAGTAAGTACCAAAATGCCAAAGGCAGTAAAACCATATGTAAAAAACATAATAGAAACATTAATTATGACAAAGTCTGAATCAGAGACCAACAAAATGTTTTTAGAGGCATATGAAAAGTTTTTGTCTATGACTGTTGAAGATATTTCCCAAGTTTCTGGAATTAGAAATTTGGAAAAATACGAATTACAATGTGATGGATTTACCACATGCAAGGGTATGCCTTGGCATGTTAAAGCAGCTTATTATTACAATTTATTACTAGAAGAATTATCAATTTCTCACAAATATGAAAAAATTTCTAGTGGAGATAAAATGAAATTATTCTATGTAGAGACTCCAAATAAATATGGAATAAAAGTAATTGCTTTTAAAAATAGATATCCAGTAGAATTTCATGAAATATTCAAACCAAATATGTTTGAAATGTTTGAGAAAGATATGTATAAATGTATTGAAAGGTTTTATAAAATAATGAATTGGGTTCCTAGAAAACCCACAGAACAATTAATGTGTACATTAGATGAATTATTATCTTGATTTTCAAAAATAATATGTTACTATATTAAAGTATATGAAAAACATTACATTTATCGATTCAATTGGTAGAACAATTTTGGCAGAAGAAGTTAATCGTACTGATACTACATTGGTGGTTAAGAATCCTGCTATGATTAATGTAGCTCAAGCTCAAAACGGTCAATTGCAAGTTCAATTAATTCCTTTGTTCTTTGCAGAATTTATTGACTCTGTAACAAGAGCAGACGGCACATTGTGGACTTATAATACGAATACAATTACTCTTGGAGAAGTTGTAATCGATGGAAGATTAGTAGAACAATATTCTAGAGTATTTGGAGCAGTGGCTTCTGCTCCGCAAGAAGCAAGTAGTGAATCCGTGGTAAAGTTGTTTGACGAATAATAGTTGTAATTAGATTCTTGCTTCAAAAACCCTCCCTAAATTTAGGGAGGGTTTTTTCTTGCTTTTATATTTAAGTATGATATAATTAGGTTGATTATGGATAAAGATTTAATTAAAGCATTAGAAGTTTTAGATGAAGGAAATCCGTTTGCATCCTTTTTAAATAAATCCACTTTGAGTCGGGTTGATAATTGGATTGATACTGGTTCGTATGTTTTAAATGCGATTATGAGTGGTAAATTAAAGGATGGTGGGGTTCCTTCTGGAAGAGTTACAATGATTTATGGTGAATCGCAAACAGGTAAAAGTTTATTTGTTCAGAAGATTCTTGCGAATGCTCAGAAAAAGGGAATGACTCCAGTTATTTTTGATACAGAAAATGCTATTGAAGCTGAAGGAGCAGAAAGATTGGGTTTGGATTCTTCTAAAGTTAAATTAGTTCCAATTTTTAATGTCGAACAATGCAGAAATAGTATTCATAAATTTTTAACAGGAGTTAAAGAAAAGGGGTTAGAGGGTAAATTTATTATTGCTATAGATTCTCTTGGTAATTTACAAAGTGCAATGGAAGCTGGTAGGATCGAAAAGGATTCGACTAGTTCAGATATGGGAACTAGAGCAAGAGCAATTAAATCTTTAATGCAAACTTGCACTCAATTAGCAGCAATTACCAAGACCCCAATTATTATTACTAATCACGTATATGATAATCCGGGGGAGATGCATCCGTCTCTTATTAAAACTATGAGCGGAGGAAAAAGTACAATTTATATGCCTAGTATTTCTGTTCAAATATCTAGAAAACCTGTAAAAGAAGACGAAATTAAAAGCGAAACAGGATCTACAGCAGCATTACAACGTAATTATGTTGGAATATTATTACGTGCATTGATTGCAAAAAATAGGTTTATTAAACAATATTTGCAAGGAGAAATTTATCTTTCGTTTAATACAGGAGTAGACAAATATTATGGATTATTAGAATTAGCTGTTGAATTAGATGTTTTACAACAAACTGGATCTACTTATATGTTCAATGGAGAAAAAATTGGGTATGCTAAATCTTTCATAAAGGATGATAAATTTTGGGAAGAACAAATTATTCCTTTATTACAAGATAAAATTGATGTAGCATGGACATATTCATCAGAACAAGACAAAGAAATTAAACAAATGGAAGCAGAAGCAAGCGAGGAAGGAGGTGATGAAGAGTGACATTAAATGAAGTTTCGAATGCAATTTTTACAGAATTAGCCAGTTGTAGTAAGCCAGTAGCAGTTCATTCAGAAAATAATGTATTAATTGTTAAGGTTGGAGAAGCTGATACTAGAATTATGAATTGGCAATCAATGTCTGTGGCATCGATTTTAGATATAGCTAAAAGTTTGGTTTTAAAAGAGAACTATAAAGGCAACGTACTGTTACATGGTTAATAAAAAAGCCCCCTAATTAGGGGGCTTTTTAGTTTTTAGTACATTCTGTACTTTTCTTCAAATTTAAATTGATGTTGTTTCTTTTTGATAAAATTTTCTTTTAGAAGTTTATTTACTGCTGTTGGTGATAATTTAACTGATTCTTGCTTAATTGATCCCTTATCAGGAGTTTTTGATCTTTCTAGATTCTTTTTAGCAATTTCTGGATTAAAAACCATTTTTTTCTTTTCACAACCACAAGTATCTACTTCTTCGGCATCCTCTTCTGTGTGTTTTTCGTCTTCGGAATCCTCTTGCACAGAAGCAGAAGGAATAGGTGCTACTGGAGGAGCGGAAGTTTCTGTAGAGGAAGCAGTAAAATTCATGGAAATGGGTGAATTTTCTTCTGGTTCTCTGTAAGAAGGATCTACTGCATTGGTTGTTTGAAGTGTACTTGTGTAAGAAGATTTTAGTTCAGGAGTGAATTTTCCTCTTGTAACAGCATCAGAGGATGCAATACTCATTATATATTCATCAGAAACCTTACTAATATCCATTTTATCACCTTTTTCGAGTCTAATTATGTTGGAAATTTTATCCACAACATGGTTGGGGGAGTATCCTAAAGATAAGCGATCAAACATTCTTCCTATTCTTTCTTTTAGTTTATCATTATGTAACCTTCCTTCTTCTAGGATCTCATAATTGTTCCAACCCGGTCTTTTTAATATACTCATGTTAATTATTTATTGATTTTAGTTTCTTTTTTGGTATAATATTATAATGAATCCTAAAGTTGTTATTGTTTCGTGTACAAGAAAATTACAAGAAGAAGCTAAAACTTTACCATTATATAGATCTTGGCTTGATGGGCTTAATACTCCTAATTATAAATTGGATATTGTCTGGAATAATACAGATGGTATGCCAGTTGTTTATAATAGAAAAATTCAAGAATATAAAGATTCTAATATAGAATTTTTAGTTTGCGTTCACGATGATGTTTATATTGATGATCTTAAATTATATGAAAAATTAAAGACGGCAAAAGACAAATTAGCCTATGATATAATTGGATTAGCAGGTGGTTTGAATCCAAAGCTGACAAACCCAGCACTATGGCATATAATGACAGAAAGAAACCAACAGAGAGGAGAAGTGGCACATCCTGCTGGTAATAACAATCAGACTATGACTACAGCATTTGGTCCAACTCCATCTAGAGTTGCTATAGCTGATGGGCTATTTTTAGCTTTACATCTACCTTCTATTTTAAAAACAGATTGGAAATTTAATGAAAATTATACTTTTCATCATTACGATATTTCAAGTTGTATAGATGCTAATAGAGCTAAATTAAGATTGGGTGTATATCCAATTCATGTAATTCACAGTTCACCGGGGTTACTATCTATACATAATGAAGTATGGTCAAAAAGCAATGAAAAATTTTTGAAGGAATATGCAGAATAGATTTTTTTCATTTGTGTGATAAATCATATAAATGGAAAATGAATTGGAAAAAAATGAACTAAATCATAATTTTTTATGTTTTTGTAGTTTATTATGTATTATAAATAATAAGAAATTAAATCTACCAAATATTTTTTTGTTGGTATTAAAAAACGAAACATATAAAAGCTTATTAAAATATCTATTGACAATAGACAATGATTATGATTTACTAAAGTTTTTCATAGACTATGATTACACCATATCAAAAAGTAAATATATATCCAAATATTTAAACTCTAATCAAGGAACAAAAATAAAGAAAAATGTGTACGGATTTAGAAAAGACAATATACAACGAGTTTCTAAAAGAATCAAGAAAAGCAAAAAACCTTCCGTTCAAACCAAGGAAAAACTTCCAGAAAATAAACGAAAAAACAAAACTCTGCCTGCAAAAACTGTCTAATTTTTTTATCAATAATAAGTCTGTTAATATTGCAGATTACTTCAAGGCTCCATATTTCGTGTACCCAAAAAATGAATTTTTTGATTTGACTTTTTTTGTGTCTCAGAAAGCTAAAAGTGTTTATAAAATCTTTGAGGAATCAAAAAAAGAAAAAACTATTGACATATCCAAATAGTGTGATACTATTAAATCCATAAGAATATAAATTATATTTTTTAACTAACTAACTAACTAACTAACTAACTAACTAACTAACTAACTAAATTATGTATAACTCATCAATGTTCGAATCAATTAAAGAAGCACTATATAAAAGCGAAAAATCTGGCGGCAATCCCCTATACAAGGAAATCTTAAAATTCAAAGCTGGTAATACTTATGTATTACGTTTGCTTCCAAATATTGCAGATCCAAGTAAAACATTTTTCCATTACTTCCAGCATGGCTGGAACAGTTTTGCTACAGGGGAATATGTTTCAGCATTAAGCTTACAAACAATTGGTAAGCCTGATCCAATTGGAATGGAGACATATAGAATCAAGAAAAACGGAACAGAAGAAGAAAAGAAGAAGGTTCAAGCAGTTAAGTGGCAAGAGCAATGGTATGTTAATGTATATGTTGTTGATGATCCAGTTACACCAACAAATAACGGAACTGTAAAAATCTTTAGATTTGGAAAGAAGTTAAATAACATTATTGAGTCTGCTATTAATGGTGATGATTCTGATGAATTTGGTCCTAGAGTTTTTGATCTATCTAAAGATGGGGTTAATTTTAAATTAAAAGTGGAGAAGCAAGGTGAATATATTGCTTATGACAGCAGTAGATTTACATCTCCAGTAAGTCTGAATTTAACAGAAGACAAGATTGAACAGATTTATAAAAGTGTTCATGATTTAACTACGGTAAACCAGATTAAATCTGAAGAAGAATTAATGGATATGTGGTTGAAGCATTTTGTTGTTAAAGAAACATTTGAAATTAAATCGCAAAACAAAGCACCAGTTGGTTCTACTGTAGATGAAGACGATTCTTCAGATCCAACAAAAGAACTCTCAGATGAGATGGTCAACGAGCTATTAAAAGGATACGATCAATAATTTAAACTAGATTCTTAACACAAAGAAACCCATGAGACTTGAAACTCATGGGTTTCTTTGTAAGTAGTAATATGATTGATCCATTGTTAGAAAATGTAGATTTTAATGAAAATATAGACCCAGCAGAATTACAAAAAACTTTATTAGGTTTTTTGGGACAAACATATTCAGAAATATCGAGGTATGATAATAATTTAGTATCTCCCAATCAATTTTTAGCTCCTAAAAAACACGAATTTCAAAGAACGGCACAACAGGTTTTACGAGAAATTTCAGTAACACAATCACCAAATAACATTACACAGACCAGTTCAGTACCTATCAATCAACCTAATTTAGATGCAAGACCTTACATAGACTATAAGGCTCAACCATCACCACCTGCTCCATCTGATCCAAATCAGATGGAATTTAATTTTGATAATAGTATAACTGCTAAATCAATTGATAATAAATTAAATAGCCTTGAAAAATCAATAAAAAAGCTGGACATAATGCTACAAAAAGTGGTATCATATATCGAAAGCCATGATAATAAAAATATTAAACAAGAATAATTTTATTCAGAAATTTTTAACTCCGATTTCTAAAATAAATGAATTATGCTCTCTGACATTAGAAAATAATTCTATTTATAATATTAATAGAACTTCTGATACAAATTTTAGTTTGTATGCAAAAACTGAAGATATTGCTTATGAAGGAATTAAAAGAGTTATAAGCTTTTCGGATATTAAAAGATTTATTAAGATATTAGATTGTATTCCTTTAGATAATAATATAGAGCTTATTTTAAACGAGAATAATATTGAATTTGCTTCGCATTCTACAAAATTTAAGTTTCATTTAATTGATGATAATATTGTTAGAGGACCAGCATTTAATGTAGACAAAATAAATTCATTACAATTTAATAGTGAATTTACTTTTAATTACAATTCTTACATGAATCTACTTAAAGGTAGTACATTTATTGTTGATAGTAGTAAAATTTACTTTTCTAATGAAGGAGAAAATGTTGTAGCAGAATTAAATGATAAAACAAAATCAAATATAGATGTATATTCTACGTTTATATCTAATACATTTAGTGGGGATAATATCAAAAAGCCAATTGGATTTGATTTTGATTTATTTAAAAATATATCTTTTCCAAAAAATGGAGAAATAACAATTAGGTTAAATACGGATATAGGTTTTATATCCTTTGAAATAAAGGATGGTAATTATATATTGAAATATACCACAACAGCAAAAGCTAATTAATATGAATTTAAATAAAAGACAACAAAATAAAATTAAAACACCGGGATATTTTATTAAAAGACTTAGAGATAATAAGTATGGTGTTTTGAGAGTATTCCAGCAATACGGGATACATGATCATCGTAGATGGACAGTTCTAGTTGATCCCGGCGGATATTCAATTTTTGTTACATGTTATAATAATAAAAATTTTAATAATGAAATTATGTTTGAATTTAATGATGGTAATAATTTCTTCCCAAAGAATTTTTCAATTAGTACAGAAT